GCGGGAGCGGAAGCAGGCCATCGCGGAAGGCAACGTTGAACCGGAGGCGCTGCCGACAGCGACGGCCAAGATCAAGACGCAGCCGCCGTCCCGCGTCGGCGCGTAGGACCGTTCGGTGCCCGCGTCCGGCGCACAGTTGGAGGCGTGGCTGCTGGCGCATCGGTGTCGGCAGCCCGCCAGGAACGGCCGGGGCGAGACGCTCGCGCCCGTCCCGGCGCCGCAGTTCCTCACCGTGGACGAGCAGGGCGAGACGTTCCTGATCCGGTGGCCGAACTGCAGTTTGCGGTGGTGGACGCGGGCCGCGCTCGTGGCGAAGGGCGTGGCGGTTCCCGACCGGATGCTCGTCGATACGTGGCAGCCGACCATTGAGGAACTGGACAGCTTCCCGGCGAGCCTCGCGGCGTTGGTGCGGAAGGCGTTTCCCTAAGCCTGATGGACCCGACCCTCGTCGACCTGTTCGACGCCAACCTCGTCACCGAGCCGGTGGAGTTCGCCTCGCTGATGCAGGCGGGCGCGTTCGACTACGGCCCGGCGCCGCAGTGCCTCTCGGGCGGGTGGGGCAGCGGGAAGACGCATGTGGCCTGCCTGAAGGCGCTCTACCTCTCGACCGTCTACCGGCGGAACCGTGGCGCCATCTGTCGGCGCGTGGGCAAAGACCTGCGCGAGACGACGATGGCGACGTTCTACAAGATTTGCCCGCCGGACGCCTACGACGCCAGCCGGGGCGGACGCCGCAGCGACATGGGCGGCTACACCAAGCTCGCGGATTCGGAGAGCGAGATCCTCTGGCTGCACCTCGACGACCCGAAGACCACCAGCGTCATTCGCGGGCTCGAAATCAACTGGTTTCTGATCGACCAGGCCGAGGAAGACCCGGAGCGGATGGAGGAACTGTTCGACATGCTCCGGGCGCGGTTGGGCCGGTGGGACAAGGCCATCGTGCCGGACTGGATGATCGCGGACTTCGCGCAGCGCGAGGGCCGCGCGTGGCCGTGGCGGCATCCCAAGAGCGACCTGCCCGTCCCGCCGGCCTACGCGATGCTGTGCGTCAACCCGGAGGACGAGCTGCACTGGATCTACCGGCGCTTCCACCCCGACAGCCCGGAGCATCTGGAGCACTACCGGAAGCGCGGCTACAAGCTGTTCCACATGCCGAGCGCCGAGAACCGGTTCCTCTCGAAGACGAACCTCGAGTTCCTGCTCGACCACGACGAGGCGTTCGTGCGGCGGAACGTCGAGGGCGAGTGGGGCATCAAGGAGGGCGCGATCCACTTGATCTCGCCGCTGTCGGTGCTCGACGGCTCGTTCGAGTTGTTGGAGCATGTGCAGCGGACGTGCCTGCTCTACCGGTCGCTCGACCACGGCGACACGGCGGCAACGTGCTGCCTCTGGACGGGGAAGGACCGCGACGGCAACCTGTGGGTCTTCCGCGAGTACTACCAGCCGAACGCCTTGGTGTCGACGCACCGGGGGAACATCACGGCGCTCTCGGAGGGCGAGCGGTACGAGGACAACCTCGCGGACCCGTCCATCTTCACGAAGATGCCGCAGAAGAAGGGCGGGCGGTGGAGCGTGGCCGACGAGTACTCGGACATGCTGGAGCAGGCTAAGGAGACGGCGATCAGCTGGAACCCGGCCGACAACAACGAGATGGGCACGCGGAACCGCATCAACGAGTACCTGCGCGTCCTGGCGGACCACATTCACCCGGTGACGCGCGAGCGGGGAGCGCCTCGGGTGTTCTTCCTGAAGAAGACGCCGCAGTACCCGCAGGGGTGCTACCATGTGCTCCGGCAAATCCGCGCACAGCGGCGGGTGAAGATTGGAACTGAATTGGGCCGGGCGATCTTCTCAGACGAGCGCGACCCGACCGTGATCGACCACGCGTACGACCCGTTCCGCTACATCGTGGCGGCGCGACCGGCCCTACCCCGCGCCGTCGATACCCCTCCGGCGGGCAGCTTCCTTGCGGTACGCAAACAACTACGGCAGTGGCAGCGGCGGACTGCCCAAGGACACTGAGACATGGCGAAATCCCCTCGACGCCCGCCTGTGGCCCCGCCCGCGCGACGCGGCGCCCCGATTGACGACCGGATGTCCGGCCCCTCGGCCGCGATGGCGAACCCGGAAGGCCGTGCGTCGGCACGGGACCGAAAGAAGACGCCCGCGCCGGCGCCAAAGGGCGCGTCCGGCGAGGCCCGCGAGGTGCCGGAGAAGCTCCGGCGGCTGGCGTCCCGCTGGCAAGGGCGCATCGTCATGGCGAACCGCGACTACGAGCAGTGGGAGAAGCGGTTTCAGTGTCAGCGGATCGCCCGGTACTGGGAAGGGAAGCAGTGGGGCGTCCTGCAGAACCAGCAGAACCTCTCGACCGAGCAGCAGCGGGAGCGGTACACCATCAACCTATTCTTCGCCGCGGTGGAGGAATTGATCCCGACACTGCTGCTCGACCGGCCGACCGTGAAGACCGAAGCCAAGCCGGGCGCGGACGGCCTGACGGTGGACGCTGCCGCCAAGTCGACGCTCATCGAGCGCACGGTGCAGACGTTCATCGACGAGCCGGAGACGAACTTCGCGGCCCTGACCGAATTGAGCATCCGTGACGCGATGGCGCGGTTCGGTATGGTGGAGGTGGGCTACAGCGCGGATTGGGTGGAGAACCCGAACGCCGACCAGCCGATGACGAACGCGAAGGACGACCAGCCGTTGGCGACGGACGACGGCGGCACCATCAAGCAGCCAAGCCGGCTCCCGACGCCGGGCAGTGAATGCTGCTACATCAAGCAGATCGCCGCCGAAGACTTCCGGGCGTGGCCGGGCCATCCGATTCTCGAATACAACCGGTGGGTGGCGTACCGCGAATGGCATCCGCTCGCGGCGGTGAAGGCGAACAAAGAGTACGAGTACACCGAGAACCTGAAGGAAACCGGGAAGGCGCCGGACCCGACGACGGACCTGACCGACGACCGCGTCGTGACGGCCGAGCACGAGGAAGACCCGGCGAAGCATCAGGGGATGGTCTGCCTCTGGCGCATCTTCGACCTCGACAACGACCTCGAACATGTGCTCGCAGAGGGCCATCCGGCGCCGCTGATGCACGACAAGCCGCTGCCGTTCCTACGCCTCGCCGGCTTGATCTTCTACCCGCGCAAAAAGAGCTTCTACCCGCTGCCGCCGGGCTACAACTGGCTGCACCCGCAGGACGAGATCAACGAGAGCCGGGAGATGCAGAAGATGCACCGGCGGCGCCTCGGCGTGCGGCGGTACATGCGCGAGTCCCGCGTGGAGCAGGACGAGTGGGACAAGCTCGAGACGGGCGAGGACGGCGTCTGCATCACGGTCGACAAGGTGGACCCGTCGCCCATCATGCCGATTCCCGATGCCGAGAGCCCGAACTCGAACTGGCAGCAACTCGCGGCCACCGAGCGGGACTTCTCGATGGTGTCCGGTGTCGGCGGCGACGCGCGGGGCGTTCCGGAAAGTCAGACGGCGACACAGGCCAACATCATCAACCAGCGGTCGATGATTCGAGAGAGCGTGCTGCGACTGAAGGTGGCGGCGTGGCTGTCGAAGATCGCGCGGCTGATGTTCCTGACGGCGCGGGAGCACATGGTGCTACCGATCAACGTGAACGTGAAGGGGCTCCAAGACGTGCGGAAGATCCCCGGCGTGATCAAGCAGATCGATACGTGGGCCCAGATTCGCGGGTCGGACTTCAAAGACCTCGACGTCGACGTCAAGGTCGACGTGACCTCCATGTCGCCGGTGGCGGAAGATCAGGAGCGGCTGAAGTTCACGGCGGTGCTGCAGGCGATGGCGAACCAGAACATGCTCATCGTGCTGATGGAACCGAACCCGACGACGCCGGAAGACCCGTCGCCGCTGCTGCGGAAGTTCCTGACGCTCTACGGCATCAAGAGCGACGGCGAGGTGCGCGAGATTTTCCGAATCGGGCAGATCCTCGTGAACCGGATGACGATGATGGCCGCGGCGGCGGTCGCCGGGCAGATGCAAGGCGGCGGCGCCGGGGCCGCGAAGATGCCGCCGATGGTGGGCGCTCCTGCGGCGCGTCCACCGATCGGGACCGGCGGGCCCGCCGGAGGACAACCGGGCGGGCTCGCGCAGCCGCAGCCGGCGGCCGGAATGCCGACGAGAGGACCGATGTAACCAAGTGGCTGATCCGAAGACGCTGTTCTGGCAGGAGTACGACGAAGGCAGCCTACAGGTGCAACGGTGGCCGGACGGCATGGTCACGGTGCGGGTGAACGACGACGGCCCGCTGGTGCTGACCGCCGAGGAATACGCGGACGTGGTGGCGCGGCTGACCGGGAAGGAGACGCCCGATGGACGTAAAAGACCGGACACTGCGGATCGTCCGAAACGGCGTGCTCGAGCGGCTGCGGACCCTTCCGCCTGAAGCGTTCGCGTTGGTGGTCTTCGGTATTTTAGAAGCGGAGCACCAGTGGCCGGTGGACTTTTCGGAGTTGTGCGCGTGGGCGCGATTCTATTTACGGATGGCGCGAGAGGCGCCACAGGAAGGAAGCGGCCATGAGCGTCGAGATTCAGCCTGACGGCAGCCTGCGGTCGTCGATTGCGGACCAGCGACACGAGGGGCCTGACGACGCGCGCGCGTGCCATCCAGCGGAAGGGGCCCCGACCTGCCCGTGGTGTCACGCGGCGCCGACCGACGTCGACAGTATCGGTAACCTCTGGTGCGAGCAGTGCGGCTGGTACGCCGTCTGCGCGAGCTGCGGGACGGCCTATCGGCACCCGCAGTCGAACCTCTGTCGGGACGGGCACGAAGCGGTGGGCGGCTACCATCCGTTCACGCCGTACTTCGACATCGGCCTCGGGAAAGAGATTTCGTCGCTGGCGGAACGGAAGACGGAGATGCGGCGGGCGCACTTCGACTACCGGGACCACCCGTCGCCAGGCGAACTCACCGCCCGGAAGGACAAGCTGCAGGAAGCCCGGAAGGAGCGCATTCGGCAGTACGGGCCTCGGATGTGTTCGGAATCGTAACCCCACCCCAAGGAGGCACCCCATGATCGGCGTGACGTTGCTGCTCGTGCTACTCGCGTTTGCGATCTCGATTGCGTCGGCGCTCGACCCGCCGTGGAAGGCGCCCCTGTGGGTGGCGGTGCTGCTGCTGGCCATTGTGCATCTGCTGATGCTGCTGCCCCGATGAGCCGGTGGACGAAGTTCGTTCGCACGGCGCCAGAGGACCGACAGTTGTTCTGGTCTGCTCAGTGGAACAAGCCGCGCCCGTGGATTGCCGCGATTCACCGGAAGCTCGAGAGCCGGTGGCGACGTCGCCTCGGGCCCGGAATGCACCGGCAACGAGACGGCATCTGGATCGTGAACCGCTGATGCAGGCGTACCCACCGGGCCAGAACCACGTCACGCCGACTGAGCGGGCGCCCTACGGCGTGCCGTGCAAGCCGGGCGTCCACGTTGGCGGCGTGCGCGAGACGACGTGTCGGCGCGACGGCTTCTGGGAGCGGCAGACGATCTGCAACACCTGTGAGCAGGTACGGTCGACGGAGCGGTTCTACACGAAGCGGGAGAGATGGTGATCACCAGACGCGGCCTGTTCAAGCTGCTCGTGGCGGCGCCGATGCTCGCGGCGCTACCGGTGCAACCATTCGAGGGACTGACGTTCAAGGGGCGTCTCATCGAGTGGGACGTCTACGAGCCGACCACCCTCGACGCCTCGACGTACTCGTGGTGGCGAGCGCAGACGGCGACGCCGGTTGATCCGCTGACGTTTGAGCGGATCGAAGCAGGCTTCAAGAAGATGGTAGCGTCGTCGTGCCGCTAGGACTCCGGCGCGGTCGCGTGTGCTATCCGCCCGTGACACGCCGCAGATTCGTACGCCGCTGCTTACACGTCTCGGAACTCGCGTTACGGCGGCAGCATCCCGACATGCTGACGTGGTTGAGCCACCGATACCGACCCGTCTATCGACCGCTGAATATCGCGCGGACCATCTTCGCGCCACGGTGGATGGCGTGGTGGCTCGCGCCGCTGCTGGTGTGGCGGGACGCGGTCTATGTCGCGTGGCTCCGGCACTTGTACGACATCGGCTTCTATCGGTACCGGTGGCGGGTTGAGCCGTCCACTCAGGACGAACACGATGATCCGATGGGGGCCTGTTGGCCGACCTGTCTCTCGTTCGGGTGGCACTCGTGGCTGTGAGATGGGCCCGCGCCTCGTGCGAGGAATCCCCCTCCTATTTCGTTTGGGAGGCGGCCTTCGAGGGACACGGGGCGCGGGCTCGGATTTGGTGAATCTCTTGTGAACCTGCCAGAACTCCAGGCCCTCGTGGACCGCATCCTCCGGCTACTCGGCCGCGAGCGCGTCACCGGCGGGCAGCTTGTGGTGCATTTCGACCGGGGTGGACACGTCCAGGGCGCCGACGTGATGCAGACGTACCGCCCGCCGCCGCCGACGCGACCGG